ATGAAATCCATGTTGAGGAAGATTGGAATCCAGAAAGAGTTAGAAATGCTTTTAGCCATATTGTTGAGTCAAAAGAATTTGAAGTAACTGGAGTTTATGTCGCAAGGTTTAAAGATGTTGTTAACTCATAAAGTATTTCATCTTAAAGATGCTGTTGAACGAGAACAATACGCTACAAATATAAATAACTATTTACAGAATCATTCTAAAGAATTGGTTATGTATGCTGTAAGAATATCTAATGACGAAGAGCTTAGTAAGTTTATCAAAGATAATCCAGATTTTAATTTAGATCCAAATGGTTATAATCTTGATAATATTCAAGGATGGCGTTATGGAGAAATTGGAGTTTGGGCGAGCAATTTCTTAGCATGGAAAGAGTTCTTGACAACGCAATCTGATTCTGTTATTCTTATGGAAGACGATATATTGTTTGAAGAAGACTTTATACCACTATTAAAAGAGTATATGAGTGAATTGCCTGAGAATTGGGATGCGTTTTTCTTTGCAGTTCCGCCAGGACAATTTCATAAGTACAATTCTGGTTTAGATGTAGGAACAAATATATGCAGGGTTTATCAAGACCATTGGATGCTTTGTTATGTGATTAGCAGAAAAGGTGCAGAGAAAGCTATTCAAACTGTGGCGGGAGGCGTTAGATTGCCTTTAGATTGGTTCTTCTTTAGGCAGAATCATATATTTAATTCATATGCAATTAAGCCACAGACAAGAACAGCAGTATCAGGTTCTCCAACTGAAACAACATTTCAAACACAAAGTAGAAAGATTATGAATCTTGATTCCTAAAATCATTTGGCAAACATACAAAGACCCACGTGGTACTTTGCAGCCATACATGCATGAAGCAATCAATACTTGGATTATGAAGAATCCAGGGTATGAATACAGATACATGGATGATGCTCAGTCCGCACAGTTTATCAAAGAAGAGTATGGCGATGAAGTTCATGACCTTTTTGTTAACCTTCCAGTTGGTGTTATGCGTGGAGATATGTGGCGGTACTTAGTAATCTATAAGTATGGCGGAGTTTATGCAGACCTTGACACACTATGTTTACAGCCTATAGTAAGCTGGATGAAAAATGATAAAAGCTTTATAGTATGTCCAGAACATCAAGATCATTTCTGCCAATGGACATTTGCTGCAGAAGCGGGTCACCCAATACTTAAAGCAGTAGTTGACCTTATGATTTCAAGATTAAAAAATGCAGATTATACAATGCCACATTTTGTACACTATTTGACTGGACCTGCAATGTGGACTTCTGCAATATGTGATTATTTAGGAATTTACAATAATGATCCATACGGTAGAGCTAGTCATAAAGAAGGCGGGGAAGGCCTAACTGTTGACATGGAATCATTTAATGAAACAGACATAGCAAAAGAAAATGGTTTTTACTGCTACGCTGGAGACAAATGGAGAATATTCCACTGGGATGCAGTAAGACATATTTATGGCAGTCAGAATTGGAATCATGGATATGTTAAATGGATTGAAGATGATAAAGTGAAAGGCAGTAGAGATGAATCTTAAACCAGTGTATGGAGATGTAAAAAATTTTAGTTGCGATGATTTATACATGCATGCTACCAGTGCTCCTTCTGGGCATAAAATTTGGACAGCATGCCATGAAATAGCCCAACTTCTTATTGAAAAGAACATTTCATATGGAGATTCTGCCATTTCTCCAAACAGAATTTTTGCCCAATCGGATAGCGTTGAGCAAATTAAAGTTAGAATTGATGATAAGTTAAACAGAGTTAAGAACAACCAAGGATATGCTGGAGACAACGATATTGATGATTTGATTGGTTATTTAATCTTACTTAAAATTGCGGTTGACAAAGACAAGTCGCAGGGAGTATAATTAAGTATGCCAACATATGAGTATAATTGTGTTGAATGTGAAACTTCAACAGATATAACCAGAGGTTTTAATGATGAGGAAGTTTTACCTCCCTGCCCACAATGTGGTTATAAGATGACAAGAGTTTATACCCCAGCAGGGATTCAGTTCAAGGGTTCAGGATTTTACAAGACAGATAACGGATAATATGAAAGAAAACAGACCGTGGGGATTCTTCAGAACAATAGAAGAATCAGATATTTATAAAGTAAAGTATATTTACGTTGATCCAAATCAAAAGTTGTCATACCAAAGCCACACAAAAAGAGCTGAACATTGGTATATAATTGCTGGCATGGCAAATGTAACAATTGATGATTTCACATTTCCAGTTGGTACAGGAGATACTGTTGATGTTGAAATTGGCCAAAAGCACAGGATTGAAGCGTTGGATAATGCTTTAGAATTTATTGAAATTCAAACTGGAACCTACTTTGGGGAAGATGACATTACACGCTATGAGGATGATTATGGCAGAGAATGAAATTGAATTAGCTGGTCAGTTTGATCAGATGAATAAAGTGGTTGAGGAGTTGCTTAAAGGTAACACCCCCGCACAAATCGCACGTTCTCTAGAGCTTACTCGTGTTCAAGTTGATAATCATATTAAAACTTGGAAAGAATTAGTACAAGACAATAGTGCTATTAAAGCACGTGCAAAAGAAGCTTTGGCGGGAGCAGATGAGCATTACAACATGCTTATCAAAGAAGCTTGGGTAACATTGAATCAAGCAGATGCACAAGACTCTCCAAATGTTAAAGCACAAGTTCTTAAACTTATTGCTGATATTGAAGCTAAACGTATTGACATGTTGAACAAGGCGGGAGTCTTGGAAAATGACGACATGGCATCACAGATCCTAGAATCAGAAAGAAAACAAGAGATACTTATTAGTATATTAAGAGATGTAACTTCAACTTGTGATCATTGCAAGTGGGAAGTATCAAAAAGATTAAGTCAAGTAACTGGACAAGTAGAGGCAGTTGTAATAAGTGACTGATTTTGATGTCTTTTTAGATGCTCTTGAAGGCGATGAGTTTGATGAAAAGCCAGCGTCATTAGAAGAGTTTGTAACAAGCAAAAACTATTTAGGATTGCCACCACTATCTGATTATCAGTATCAGATGATTCGTGCATCAACACAAATTTATAAACAAGAAACCCTTCACAAGCTTTATGGAGAAGTTGAAGGTGAAAAGATTTGGAAGCAAACTTGTTCTGAAGTTATTCTGCAACTAGGTAAGGGTTCTGGAAAAGACTACACATCTACCATTGCTTGTGCATATATGGTGCATTTGCTTTTATGCCTTGCAGATCCTGCCAGATATTATGGCAAGCCATCAGGCGATGCTATTGATATTATTAACATTGCTATCAACGCAATCCAAGCAAACAGAGTATTCTTTAAAGGCTTTAATCAACGTATTGAAAAGTCACCTTGGTTTCAAGGCAAATACATTGCCAAGGCAAATATGGTTGAGTTTGATAAATCAGTTACAGTTCACTCAGGTCACTCAGAGCGTGAAGCATGGGAAGGTTATAACGTTCTTGTGGTTATCCTTGATGAAATTTCAGGTTTTGAACTTGAATCAACATCTGGACATGACCAAGCAAAAACAGCATCAGCTATCTACAAAATGTATCGTGCATCTGTAAACTCTCGTTTTCCAGACTTTGGTAAAGTAATTCTTCTTTCATTCCCCCGTTTTAAGAACGACTATATCCAACAGAAATATAACGAGGCGGTAGCTGAAAAAGAAACTGTTATTAGACATCACAAGTTTAAGGTAGATCCAGATTTGCCTGATGGTACTGAAGGAAATGAATTTGAGATGGAATGGGAAGAAGACCATATTATCTCGTATAAAGTACCTAGAATGTATGCTTTGAAAAGACCTACATGGGAAATTAACCCTACCAGAACTATTGATGATTTTACTATTGACTTTTATACAGACCCTACAGACGCATTGTCACGCTTTGCCTGTATGCCACCAGACGCTACAGATGCGTTCTTTAAGAATCGTGCAGTAATTGAAAAAGCATTTAGTAATCCAAAGTTAAATGTAGATTCATACGGTAGATTTGATGATGAATTTAAACCTAAAGAGGATGTTAAGTATTTCATGCACGTTGACTTGGCACAAAAACATGACCATTGTGCCGTTGCGTTGGCTCACGTTGATGGCTGGGTAACTATGAAAATTGGTGATCAATACAAGCAAGCAGCACCCAGAGTTATTGTGGATGCGGTTAGATTTTGGACACCTACAGCATCAAAGTCAGTTGATTTTACAGAAGTTAAAGACTATATTACAAGCGTAAGAGATCGTGGTTTTAATTTAAAGATGGTCACATTTGACCGTTGGAATTCACACGACATGATGCAACAACTTGGAGTGCACGGGATTAAGACTGAGATTCTATCAGTAGCAAAGAAGCATTATGAAGATATGTCTCTATGTTTAACTGAAGAAAGATTACATGGACCTAAGATTCAGATTTTGATT